TTATTTTTTTCTTCAATAGCTTTGTTATTGGCGTTGAGCTCCTTGATACCTTGCAATAATATAGGAACTAATCTTTCGTAATTTAATGTTAAATACTCGTCTCCTGATTTAGATACTTTCTTTTCAAGTTGTTTGTCATATATAGTATCAAATGGTGCCAATTCAATTAATTCAGGATAATACTTTTTAATTTCTTGTGCACTCAAACCTATTTCATTTTTATTCTTATCATATCCAAAAGACTCACCTAGGTCATTACAATTATATTTAAATACACTTATTTTATCTAGTGTGGATAAAACATTCTTAACATATTCATTAATAGTTTTTAATCTGATATCCGAATAATATGCTGTTATATTGCCGGTGGCTATTATATTTCCACCATTGACATGTAATTTATCAGCAGGACTTGATGTACCAACTCCCATTTTCCCACTACATGCTAATATATTATCAACCCAAACTTGTTTACTTCCATAAGATCTTATCCAGGTAGTATCAGACATATACCATCCACCACCATGTGTTTGTGATATCCATCCACCATTACCAACAGATCTAAACCATGCCTTTGAATAAATTGAACCATCATCCAAATCTACTGATGCTCTCGCAGCATTATTGCCGACAAATACTATTTCATTGGGATTGCTATCTGTTGAAACATAATAATTATTACCCGAACTATTAGTCGACCAATATAAACCCCATTTAGTAGAAGAATTTATTCTCCATAAGAAATGACTAATATCTGGACTTGAAAGCATAGTGCCTTCGTCGGCAACATTGATAGATAATTTAGCATCTTGATAAATACTGGTTGTTCCAATATATACAGATGTTTGAGAAACTGCTAAGGGTGTAGCACTATTATTTCCAATATATACTAAACCAGTCCCTTTTGATTGTAATGTAAGAATCGCAGAAGCAGTTGAACCAACTTGCGCAATAGTATTATATCCTACGCCAATTGCTTGCGTTCTATTAGAATGTTCGGCAAGTAAACCCATTTTATCCCCTATACTTCCCGGACCCATAGAACCAGTAATAGTAACAAGAGAACCACTAGTATAACTGGTTCCTGATTGTGATCCACTATCACTATGATGTATATCACTTGTTACTGTACTTGTAGATGATGTGGTCCATTCTCCCCCACTAGCAGATGGTAAATTAGTTAAATCATTATATGAACCAGAGAATAAAGTAGGTTTAGAAGTTAAATCATTATATGAACCAGAGAATAAAGTAGGTTTGGAAGTTAAATCGGTGTATGAACCCGAGAATAAAGTAGGTTTAGAAGTTAAATCCGTATATGAACCCGAAAATGTAGAATATGAAGATAAATCTGGTGTTCCTGATATATCAGCATATGCACCAGATGTTGCAACAGTAGATAATGCAGTATTATTAACACGGAATGATCCTGTACAATTGATATCGCCAGAAACGTCTAATTTATATCCTGGATTTGTTATGCCAATGCCGACTAAGTTATCATAAGTCATTCTCATAACCTCACTTAATGTTCCCGAACCGCTGCCACCAGTACCTTGACTTGTGAAAAAACATAAATTGCCACTACCCTCTTCGTCCTGTCCAGAATCTGCCGATTGCCCATTTAAACATTTAATTCTACCTTGAGGGGTATAGTTTGGATTACTATCAGTAAATTTAAAATCAATATTTATCGATGTATCATTAGCCCAACCGCTTGAAAGATCACCTGTTCCATTACCATTTGTTAATGTCAATAATGTTACATTGGCAGACGCAGCGCTGTTATTTGAAATATGTAGTTTTGATTCGGGTGATGCAACACCTATGCCTAATTTACCCTCGTGATTTAATGATAATACATTTAGACTATCCTTATCTATAACTTGTATTATATCATAATTAACAGTATCGTGGGTTATTTTTAATGAAGGCCCGTCAGCATCAACGCTTACAATTTCTAAATTTTCAGTTGTGTAAGATGCTGTCGATATAGTAGTAGTTGTCCCAGTTACATTTAAATTTGCTGCTGACATAGTTCCCGTTATGCTAATGTCTGCTGGGAATCTTGCATTATTTATGGTACCCGTTAAATTTGCAGCGCTTAAATTTGTAATACTTGAACCAGACCCAGATAAATTAGTTGCGCTTATTGATGTTGGTAATACAGAAATATCAATAGTTCCTGTTAAATTAGCAGCATTTAAATTGGTAATGCTAGTACCAGAACCAGCTAAATTAGTTACACTTATGTCTGATGGCAATCTTGCGTTATTTATAGTTCCACTTAAATTAGCAGCGCTTAAATTTGTAATATTAGTACCAGAACCTGCAAGATTTGTTACTGATATATCAGCGGGTAATCTGGAATTGGCAATAGTACCTGTTGCTATATTTGTTGCGTGTAATGCTGTTATACTTGCACCCGAACCAGCTAGGTTAGTTACTGATATATCTGAGGGTAATCTGGCATTGGCAATAGTACCTGTTGCAATATTTGTTGCATTTAATGCTGTTATACTTGCACCCGAACCAGCTAGGTTAGTTACTGATATATCAGCGGGTAATCTGGAATTGGCAATAGTACCTGTTGTAATATTTGTAGCATTTAACGCTGTTACACTTGCACCAGAACCTGCAAGATTTGTTACAGATATATCCGCAGGTAATCTGGCATTTGCAATAGTACCTGTTGCAATATTTGTTGCATTTAATGCTGTTATACTTGCGCCCGAACCAGCTAAACTTGTAACTGAAACACTTGCCGGTAATCTTTCATTGGCAATAGTACCTGTTGCAATATTATCGGCATTTAATGCTGTTATACTTGCGCCCGAACCTGCAAGATTTGTTACTGATATATCCGCAGGTAATCTGGTATTGGCAATAGTACCTGCTGTAATATTTGTAGCATTTAATGCTGTTAATTCTGAACCAGAACCATGAATATCACCAGTAAATTTAATGTCACCAGAAATATCTAATTCAGAAGTGGGACTTGCAACACCGATACCAACTTTATTATAGGAATCTCCTAATAATAATGAAGTACTATGTATTTGCCAAGCATCCGCGGCATTATCTTCTTCATAATCGTCGCTATTATCTGTGAAAATATCAGATATTTTTACTTTATCAGATGTTAAAGTTCTCATATACCTCAACCAATCTCTCAGCTTGAAATTTGAAATACTACTATGTCCAGTAAATGCATATGCTCCTGCTTCTGTACCGCCCAAAGCTAATATTGAGTTTGGTATGACAGATGTTTTTCTTTTTCTGAATTTCATTTTATTATCAGAAACTGCCAATTTATGTTCGTCTCCAATCCATAGCGAATTGTTGCTAATAAAAACATCTCTAAACTTATTTTCAACACTACCGAGGTCAAAGCTATCATCAGAAGTTGGTATAATACTTTGATTGGTAAAAATTGTATCATTGGAAAATATCAAAGCGTTGCTTGTACCATCAGTGGTTAGTATATTACTGGTTGTCAAATTAGAAGTAGAAATAATATTTTCATCTTTTACATTCCATCCATCAGTCGCATCATAAGTTAAGTAACCTATGGGATTTGTTGTAACACTCGTAGTAGTACCCATCGAATATCTAATTATTACTATTCCTGAACCACCATTGCCGCCCGAAGCATTACCACCACCACCAGAACCACCACCCCCGCCTGTATTGGCTAAACCGCTAGTTCCAGCATTATATGGCTGACCTGCATTTCCGCCACCACCAGAACCACCAGAACCAGGATACCCATTGTTTTGATTATTATGAATACCGCCCCCCCCACCACCAGCATAATATGTATTAACACCTGTGATATCATATTGCAATCCAATACCGCCATCACCACCATAAGATATTCTAGTAGATTGTCCGGAATCTGACGTATAGTCACCTGATGTATTACCAGACGCACCAGCGCCACCACCTCCACCGCCCGCACGTGTCCACCCACCTTGTTCATTATCACGACCCATACCACCAGAATTACCATATCCTGTTAATGTTATACTTTCAAAGACAAATGATGTTGTTTGTGTTGAAGAGCCACCTGCTTTATTCGAAGAATCGGTTGCTCCACCACCACCAGAACCACCATCATTGCCCACACCGACACCATCACAACCACTTCCTCCACCCTTTGCAAGTATGTTATAAGTAGAATTATATATGCTACTATCTTTACCACCATCAAGAGATGATGATCCACTATATATACCCCCCTTCCCTACCTTAATACTATATGTTCCATTCATTGTAATACCAGAACCATACACAAGACCACCGGCGCCTCCACCACCACCAGAGTTCAAACCTCCGGCACCACCACCACCAACAATTAATATATCACATGTAATATCTTCGGGGAAAGTCACTTCATATTCGCTTTGCGCGTCGGTAGAACCATCATGGGTAAAAGTAAGGTATTTATACTCTGAATCTATTGTCGCCGGTTCTATGGCTTCTTTACCATATATGTACCATTCATCAAAGTTTAATATTGCCTCTCCACTTGACATTGTATTACCAGCTAATTCATTAACAACCAATGCAAAATGGTTGTATTTTCCACTAGTTGTTATAGATTCATTAAATTCTTTTGATGCATATGTTGGTTTAGCTCCATTTCTATGAAATAATTCTACCCAAGATGTTCCATCATTACTACCATATATTTTATATCTACCGGGCGATCTTACATACCCAGCTGCTCTCTCTCTAAATCCATATTTAGTTAAATTAATAGAAACAGGCATTTTAATAGTAATCCAATCACCAGAATATCCAGATACTATATAATCACTTCCTGTGTATACACCAGATGTATTATATGACACATTGAAATGCGGGCCAGTATCCATGGAAGTATTAAACGCCGAATAACCATGTCTTGTAGTATCATACTGATCGCTCTCAGAAGTTTCATAAACACCATTACCATAATCTTGTCCCGATATTGTATGCGTCGCTGATGTTAAATTGCGTGTAGGAGGATACATTCTTTCAACATTATATACTGGCACTGGTTCATCAGAAATTGTTGTATCGACAACAGTAGTTATTGTTGGAATTTTAATAGCTTCATAATCTAATTTACCATTTCCATCAGTAATACCTGATATATCAGCACCTGTTGATTGGTCTACAAAGCTTAATACACCACTGCCATCTGTTGATAATACTTGATTCGCAGAACCTGTATTATTAGGAAGTGTTAAAACATTATTTCCAGTAAAAGTATGTCCATGAGGAGGTGCTTTTAATGTAACCGAATGAGTATTTTGTTCACAATTCAATACTATTGAACCAGATTCACTATTACCACCTTTTACTACTATTGTTTCTATTATATCTGTTGCCACCCAGTCAGTTCCATCATATTTTAAATACTCTCCTGTTACTGGATTTGATGGTAATGGAATACCTGCTGTGCTTTGGAATGTATTATCACTAAAATTTAAATTACCGAATAATTTTAAGTTTTTATTTTGGAATATACGAACAGCGAGGTCGCTACTATTATTAACATAAACACCTATATGTTGTTGTGAAAATAGGTTTGTATCAGTTGAACTTGTATTCTTTTCAATTAAACTTTCTAATACATTTACACCATCACTCACCACCCAATTAGTCCCATTAAATCTTAAATAATCATTTGTTGTTGCTCCACTTGGCAAAATATTAATTCTCGCTTGTCCTGCTGTTGTTGCTCCTGTACCTCCTAATATTACTGGTATTACATTTGCTGTAATTTCTTGTCCTGAAATTGTAAGATAATT